GTTGCAAAGTCTTGGCCAAAAGATTAACACCAGACTTGTAATCCTCAGAACCTTTATCATGGTCAAGCCATTCCTTGACTTTGTCTTGCCGGCGCAAGACCCAGACAAGACATTCCTGCCTAACATCATCAATCTCAAAGTATGTGTTGTATCGCTTGTGGACTTGCCTTGCAACGGTGTGGGCAATCTCTTGCGCTTCATCTAGCCAAATCAATCTAAATCCTCTGGGTCGCGAAGGTGTTGTTGCTTAACTGCATAACATGGAACTGGCATGGAAGTATCCCAATACTTGTCCTGTAAGCCTTCATGGCCCCACAGCCAGCCCATAATAAGGGCTTGGTAATGATCGTCAATGGTAACAAGAAAATACTTACGCTCTGGGTTATCGTCTGGTTGGAACAACAACTTGCCATAAGGGTAAGCGGTTGATCGTACTTCGTACTCACCCACATCACCCTCTTTGCGATCAGCAAAGAGTGAAGTAGGAAACTTATCTAACCAACGCGCAACTGCAATCTCAGCGCACACGCCAAGAATGTCGCGAGCAATTGCCTCTGGCCACGTCTTAGCGGCAGTAGTAATCTTGCCACCATTAGCTCGATTAAAGTTGTAACGCTCCACTGCTTCAATAGTGGCGTAGGTTATATCGCCAACGCTAAGGTTGACTTTTACCACCGCCATGTTTTACCATCCACAGTAAATGACTTGTCGATGATCGGCACTAGATGCGGCGTAACGGTCTTACCATCGACATAGAGGATCGCAAAGCCCTGCTGCCAAGTAAACAGCCCAGCCTTGATGTAACGAGCATGCTTGAGGTTCATTAGATGGCCAACCTCTAGGCCCCACACTGTCTTAGATTTGGTTCCCCATGACTGCGTCCAATGGGTTAATCCCATTCGGTGCGTATGTCCACAGACGACACTCGCACCAGCCCTTTTTGCAAGTCCGAGAGCAGTAGATCCAGCAGTAGGCTGAACGTTTCCCTCGTCCCCGTGTACAAGTATCCAATTTGGGGCCAACTCGTAGGGTCGCTTATGATATTCAATTCCAAGATCGTCGAGCTTGAGGAATTTCTCAATCTCAAGTTCAGGCAGACCAAGAAAACCGGGGGCTGAATGTTTGATTTTGTTGTATAGCCGATCACTGTGGTTTGATCGCGAGATATGCTTAATCTTAAGAGATTCAAGTAATCGAACGGTAATATCTCGGTGCTTACCAATGTCGTAGTTCCACTCGCCCGGGCCGCCTTGCTCCCAACGGCTGATCTGCGGAAAGTCAATTTCATCTCCTACGCTCACCACCTCGTCTGGCTTATACGCTTTGATAAATGCTGCTAGCGCGGTTGTCGCTCCCACATCATGATAGGGGGCTTGAAGGTCTGAAACGACAACGATAGTCTTCATTCCGCGGGCCAGTTACCATCCAGTACCATCATTGCAATGGCGCTATAGTTGAGTAAATCTAGGAAACTATCTCTAAGAGATTCATTTTCTGGCGTGGCACCGCTGTCGATGAGATGATTGATACGCGCCATTTTGTCCCACATGCGCACCCGTAGGCCGTTAAGCGGACCGCCCGGTGAAAGTGAAATGTTCTTTGGTCCGTAATCGTGGTGCTTTTTGAGCAAGAGGTTACCTGCGCCGTCGAACACTTCCCACATACTGACGGTAAAGTCGCTTGGCTCATTCGTCACCTGTAGATTCTCGGTCATTTGGCCTACCCTTCGGTACGTTGCGCTGTCCCTTGTAAATATAATTTTTTGTTTCAGGATCTATATCATAACAGACATACGTTATAAATTCGTCATTATAGTCAAATGGCGCTTCAATTGTGTCTAACACCCAGAAGGCTAGCGATACCCGGCCACCATCGTATGGGCCGCCTATAAAATGTGGGTTATAGGAACCGCTCATTTGCTCTCCTGTACGAGATTGACATTGAGTTTACCGCCTGTTCCAGAGTCATATTTGCTGGCGATCTGCAACGCCTTGGTGACGATCTTGCGAGCCTTAACGTGGTCATCGACAAGCGCGCCATTGGCAAGGGCTGCCATCGCTCCAAGGGCAAAGCGCTCTCCACTGCCGGCAACATAAAGGTTGTCGGTGGTGCGCTCCCATGAGTAGTCAGCGTCGATCCGATAGACCTTGCCTTTGACTACCACGATCCAGACGTTGTCGTTCTCTACGCTTGACTCGGACTTAACAAGCTCGTAGCCAGCCTCGATAAAAGTTCTGCGCATGGCTGGGATGAGCTGTCTAGTGATGTACTTGTCCATGTCTTTGACCGTGATCTGCGGTGGCACAAAATCATGCTCAAGGATGTTTATGCCGCGCACAGCGCCGGCACCGGCAAAGACGATATTACTATTTCTAAAAATTTTTCCGTTGGGAATGGTGATCTGAAAGCCATCCTCAGTAGAGGACATAGTATCTGCGCCAATGACTACCCAGTCTGGTCCTTCGATGGCTGCGATGGTTGTCATAATTCTTTAGCCCATCTTTGTTTTTTTTCGATTGGCTGATCTGTTCTGCGCTCTTTGCCATCGGTGTGCTTCCATTGACCGCCTGCCGTAAGAGCTTCCATTTTCCAACCAGTAGCTTTAAGGCTAACGCCTAATTCGCTATCTAAAATATAAGTTTGTATTTTAGTATAACCCATTTCTCTGGCTATCCGAGCTGAAGCTCCGTAAAGCATAGAACAGCCATTTTTTATACCAGTTGTACAAAGCCTTGTCACCTCTGCCGTAAGGCCAGTATCTGCCCCGCGAGCTACCGGTCTGCCCACAATGGCAACGCCAACAATTTCATTGTTATGCTCTAAACCAATGGACCATTTATGTCCCTGCGTGGGTTTATGGTGGCGATGATGAGCAGCAATAAATTCGTTAGCAGTCTTTAATGTTATAGGAACAATAGTCATGCTGCTAACCTCTCATCAAACCAGTCTTTACCATAGGCCAAGTATAGATCATTCACGTCTTGGTTACCGGGAAGGCCAACGATAATGGCCGATGGCAAGTCTTCCTTAATCCGCTTGGCTAGCTCTTGGCCGGGGTTGCGACCATCCTCTTTTATATCGTTATCGGCAAAGATCAAGATTTTTGTGTACGGTTCAAAAAGTTTCGGAAAGTGGGCTTTCCACTGGCTAACGCCAGCAACGCCAACAGCAGGAATACCAACACAACCGCTAAGAACAATCGTGTCAATCTCACCCTCGCAGATCGCAATTGTGTCTGAGGATTTATGTAAATCTTGAACATTAAATAACCCAATCTTCTGCCCTGTAGGCCATAGGTACTTAGGCGTTCCGTTATCTAGTCTTCGGAATTTAATTCCAACCACACCACTAGGAGTGATGTAAGGAATAGACAGCATCCCCACAGCATGCTCATGGCCAACACTAGGATCGACTACGCTTCCAAGAAGGAATAAACTTGCCACTTCCGGGCTTATGCCTCGGCCCTGTAGGTAGGACTGAGCCAGCGGGTCTATGTGCTGCGCGTACCTTTCGGCTGCTTCCGTTAGCAAGGCTTTCTGCTCTGCGTTTAACATCAATAAACTCCTTCAAGTTTTCCTTACGAGCTACAACGTCATATACGTCACCAAGTAATTGGCAGACTAAACAATTGTATTGCTGTCGCTCTAAGTTATATGCAGCACTTGCGTGGCTGTCATCATGCACTACACACTTGCATGGTACCCAGCCGTAACGATCTTGTATGGTCAAGCCATACGCTTCTAAAACTGCTCCAAGATCAGGCTTGTGGATCATCATGGATGTTAGCCCACTGGTCTAATGTTTGAATCACCCAAGCATCTTCAATGCTTGCGTTGCGTCGCTTGACAATAACGTATGAAGGTGGAACCTCATCTAGCCCACGCGCCCTTGCGTAGTTTTGCGCTTCGACAGTTGCTTGCCGCCAAAACTCTGGCAAGTCTAACCGCGCAGTTGCTTTCAGTTCAAAAACATAAGGCTTGCCCGCGACCATAAGAACAAGATCGCCTTCGTCGTTGGCCCCGGCGAGAGCAAGCCTTTCTGTCATTGCCTTGGGTAGTCTTCCCCTGAACCACCCAAGAACATCTGTTTCAAACTGAGTGCCTTTGCGCTTGTTTGCGTTTGTCATAGGCCCAGCATACCAAACAAGTCTTGTGCGTTATAGCGAATAAGGTAGCGACGCGCTAAGTCATACATCTCCGGGGTTGGCTCCTTTGCTTGTTCCCAATTGCGCTTGTCCCACAGGTAATCTTTCACTCATAGCTCCAATTGTGCTGGGTGGTTTGACGATAGTTCCAGATGGACATACGCGATGCGTCTGCCCATAAAGATACATATTGCCTACCACTAGCACTATTCTTTGCAAAGCGGTTCTTAACCGCTGCAATTCGAAACTCGCCAGTGTCGGGAAGTAAAGCAACTGTAACGATCATTTCAGGCAATTGACTGATCTTGCCTTGGATGGACTTGCGACTCGGTGGCATATCCGGCTGGCCTTCACCTTCACTGGTGTGGTGCAGCAGGAATACCGCAGCTTCTGTTTCTCTAGCCATGTGGTGCATAGCCTTGGCAATTTCGCGTAGCCCTGACCATTCGTTTTCGTGCATCGATACAACGTTCATTGCATTGTCCACGATTAGAAGATGAGGATACTCTCCGTATGCTTCGGCATAGGCTTGAATGGATAGATCAATTTCATCAAGAGTAGGGGATGGAGCAAAGTCAAACCGCAAGTGAGTAATTGAATCTAACTCACTTTGGTAAAACTCTACGCCTGTTTCGGTAGCAAACGCCTCTTCAACGCTGGCCACCTTATGTCCGCTAACCATTGCGGCAGCTCGAATCGCAGTCGTGTAAGCATCAGTATCAGCGCTGATATAGAGCGTTGGTACTTTCATGTGAACGGCAAAGTGCAATGCTAATAATGATTTGCCGGCGTTGGGTGCGCCGGCAATCATCGTTAGTTGACCACGTCTAAATCTAATTCCCTCATCCTGTAGGACTTGGAATAGATCCGGAAGAATAGCGTGATCATTTGCTGACTTAGCCGCTGCTTGTGACAGCGATAGCATCAGTTAATACTTATCGGTTCCACTTAACGTCACAGGCTTGATCCTTTGGCGCAGTACAGAAGTATCCGCTCCAAGGCTTACCTGTCTTTTCGCTAACTCCTTGCTTGAGTTTCATTGGTCCATGCTTACAAGCATGCTCAGATCCAGATGGCACTTGAACATTTGGTTGATGCCATTGTGGATGAGTTTGTGGTGCTGGATCTGATGTAGCCCATACTGGCTCATCGATCACAGTTGCGCCAAGTGACTTAACCGCGTAAGCGATGTTGCCTTTGTTAGTAAAGTCAGAGCCAGTGGCCAAGATCAACTGAGCCATGTCACTGATTGACTGCAACTGACCTTCAAGTTCAGCCGCGCTGTCTGCGTATAGATTAATTAAAGTTCCGTCAGCCAATTTAAAATTGACTTGGAGCTTTGTGCTTTCGTTTGCTGCCATTTCTTTCTCCTTTATTTGATTATTGCTAGTGGGTCAACGCTGTATGAAAGTTCTCCGCCAACGGCGAAACAATAGTCCCTTACTCCACATGTCGAACACGACATGCCGATATTGGGTAAAAAAATTTCGGCCTGTAATCCGCGTTCAAACTGAGAAAAAAGTTCTGTAAGAACCGGTATAGACCAACGTTCCATGCCCTCGCTTGGTTCAAGCGTGGCAGAACGAGCTGAGTAGTACGCGCCATACTGTGGGCGTATGCCATAGATCATCTCAATGCAGGATGCGTACACACCCAACTGCATTGCTGAGTCTGGCGTGGACTTGCCAGTCTTTAGATCGACAACAGTAAGTGAACCGTCAACGTTCTCAAAGACTAGATCGGCAAAGCCTTTGATCGGCACATCACCAAACATCACTTCAAATGGAAGTTCAATGCCGGGCTTACCATCCGGTGCTGTCCACACCTTCCAACCGTTGTTCTTAAACGCAAGAACAAAGTCCTCAAACATCTTAAAACCATTTGCATCCCACCACGCTTTGTCTTCCTTGTCGGGATATTCTTTGGTTGCACGACCACCACGCCGCCAGTCAACTGGGTTGGTCTTCGTGCGATGCTCGATAGCGCCAATCTCTTCTAAGAAGGCGCGGTCCCAAATCTCTTTAAGATTCAACTTTGGTTCCAATGATGATCGCTTGAGCCTTCTTTAATCCTACGATAGTGGCAGGATTAGTTTCAAGCCTAATCTCTTTCTCGATCATATCTCCTAGCGCTTTGCGCATAAGAAGTTCAGCTTCGACAAACGCCTTCTCGAACGCTGTCTTAGTAATTATCTTTGCTCGTTTAGTTCCCATTTAGCACTCGTCATCTTCCCAAAAGTCTGCGTCATACTCAATTGAGTCTGCCCATTTAATTGCTACATTCATAAACTTGCTACCAATCCTGTCGGCAACGTTTCCGATGAAACGCTTGAAAGGATTAGGATGCTTGTGAACTATGTGATTCATTATGCTCCCCATTCCGGTACTGGTGCTTGTGCAAGGCTGGAACATAGCACACATTGCATGTCCAGCAGGTATAAACCAATCGTGTTGTCATCTGCAAACTTTACTTTGAGATGAAAAAAATCAGACCCACAAGGACAAGTCCGGATGGGACCAAGAGATGTGTAATCGCTCTTCTCGCCGTGAATGGCGACCAAGCTCTTAGTTGGCTTTGGCTCTGTCATTCTCAAATGTTTCCAAGAGATAACGTTCAACTGCTGTATGGAATGATGATCCGCCTACGAACCACCATGCCGGTGCGGACTGCACTTGCAGGCCGCGTTCTAGTTGCCATGCTTTACCACATCGCAACCATGACGTGAAGGATGAAAATGATCTGTGATTAACTGTTGTCATGGGCGAAGACTATCACTGGCCGATGACATTCCGCCAATGGCTGAGAAAGACACGCCAGTGGCTTTCGATTTGACGAAAAAATTTTCCGATGGTTAGACTACGAGCGTAAGCATGGGAGCGAGTTAACTGGGCGCAAAGCGCCCCCAAGGTGCGAGCGGCTGCGCCGATAGCGAGCCAACGGAAAATGGCAAAAAAAATAAACCCCCGCCGAAGCGGGGGTCTTTAATCTTATTAAGTTTTACTTAGTTGCGGCAGCCTGTGCCTTGAAGTGGTTATAGGTTGCAGAAGCAACCGGTCCAAAGACTGCAATAAGTGCAGCCCATGCAACATGCTTTAGGTGATGGTTACCAGTCTGCCAGATAGCAACTGCTGCTACGCCAACGCTGATAATGTAATGCTCAACAAGCGCTTTGCTTATCTTCATAGTATCTCCTTAGAACTAAGCCGTTAGGCCGTTCAAAAATTGTACCATAGGGAAATTAACACCCGGGTCGGTGTGTCCGCCAGCTACTTTGTGGGCAGCGGTAATGTCGGCGTGGGTACAAAAGCCTTTGGTTTTTCCGTCTAGGATCTGCGCAGCGGTCAAGTGTGTGTTGGGTATCGAATACTTAGCCATAAGGGTCTTACAGAGGCTTGTAGCCTGTTTTAAGACCATCTGGGAGTAAGGGTTGGCCCACTGGGCTGGGGTAAATTTAGCCTGACCAGTCAACTCAATGCCGATAGATTCTAGGTTGCGTTCCCACACGTCACAATGCCACGCAATATCCTCATCGGCTACTGACTGGGCAACTGCCGCGTTATCTACCATGTAGTGGGCAGACGCTTGCGGGG